GATCCGAATTGTTCCGCCAATACGCACATCAAGATCAACTGATTGCGGCCAGTGCAGTTCAGCGTTGTGCTGGTCAATCGGCGCAATAAACAGATCAGGGATGGTTGCCGGTGGGGCAGACTTACCTACAGCCGTAAAAGTTTCTTGCGCTGGCGGTGAGTTCTGGAAACCAGCACTCTGACCAACAACTTCAAATTCATACGTTCCATCTGTTGCGTTTAAAATTTCATAGTCGTTGGCAAACGTTACGAACTCATTCCAGTTGTTGTTCTCGTATCGCCAGCGAACAATGCTGCGAGCCGTATCCGTTCCAGGCTGCCAGCTGAGAATAATTTTGACGTAAACCTGGCCATTGGCTTCATAAAGACGCTCGTCCGCAACCAAATTTGTTGGCTGACCAGCAGGGTTATCTAAAGCTGTAACGTCACGCCGCTGCAGCGGTACATCACGCTCAACAAAGTCATACTTTCCTGTTTCATGCGTCAGCGCAGTGACGCTATACGTTCCTTCCTCATTCTCGGCAACACCGATAACGCGCCAAAGGCTAGGGCGAAGACCATCCGTACCAATCGCAACTACTGAATTTGCAGTTGGCACATATTCAAGCTCTGACCCTGTTGGCAATGTGATCGTGTCACCAGTCCACTGAGCACTGTTAATACCGCCTACGGAAACCTGGCGGACAACATCTTGATCATTGTCTTCATCACGCACACGCAACATGATGTTGAAGTCAAACGTGTCAGGCGCACCATTCGGAAACATGTCATCCTTGGTGCGATCCAACTTGATCACATTGCCTGTAGAGCCTGGCTTGACTCGACCGCCACGAAAACGATTGGCGCGGAACGGGTCTGCAACTTTGATGATCATGCCAGGGCGCACTTTTGTGCCCTCTGCCATGCGTGTTGTAAAGCTGCAAGTTTCAGTTTCTCGGTTCTCTGAATACAGCAACCATTCACCCAAGCGCCGTGCCTGACCGCGTGAGGTGCAACCAACAGCTTTAATGCTCTTTTTGATTACGCCAAATTTTTTGATCGCATCTTCATCTTCAACCAGCTCATAAGCGGTATCCCTGATGTCCAGATCCAAATATGAAACGCTCACGCAGGTGTGACGGGTCTTGATGCTGCTGCCGCTATAACTGAAACCCTCTTCAGTGACATTTGACTGCGTAAAAATAAGCTCAGGATCTTGCGGACGATCCATCGTCAACGCAAGCGCACCAGCAGACCAATATGGTTGCGCCCTAAAGATGGACGCCATCTGGTTGATTAAATCAAACGCTTCAGACTGCGTTTGGATGCTGATGTTGCAGGCAAATCGTGGTTCTTGTCCGCCAAAACCATCAGGCACTAATGCAGCGCAATACTGCGAGCAATCGTAAAAATTGAACTTGTTTAGCTGCTCTTCTTTGATGTTTTGACCAAAGCCATAACGCTTGTTAATCAACAAGTCATAAAGAATCCAAGCCGGGTCTGTCGTCCAAGCTGCTGCGCCAAACGTACCGTTCCAAACACCGCTATAAATCAGCCTTCCGTTGTCTGCATCAACAGTTGCGTTGTTTGGGATTTTGACCTTGATGCCACGGATCCGGTACTTACGGTCTGGAACACGGCTGAATTGCTTTGCGTCAATAACATGACCAAAGAGAGCACTATGCGGATAGGTAAACTTTCCGTAAACATGCTCTGTATAACTTGACCAAATTATTTCCGAGTTAAAGGTGTCGTCGCCAGTGCGATTCGCATCATTAACGGTGTCTCGAATGACACGAATTTGAACAGGTTTTGACTGGCTCATGTCCAGCTCAAAGTATTTCTTTCGTTGGTACAGGTCAACTGTGCGTCCTTTAATTGTGTCGGTAACGATGTCAGCAAATGCGCCACCGTTGTATGAAATTTGGATCCTATAGTCAACCGACGTGCCAGTAATGTCGCCGTTATCTCTAAATTGCTGCAGCTGGGGTACGTTCAAAGTGACGCGCACTGCTGTTACGTTTTGATCTGTGATTGTTCTTGTAACTGGCGTTCCATTTGCTACGACGGTGCCAACAGCAACTTCTTCCTGAACTGATTCGCTTACCTCGCTTAAAGAGCCTTGCACCCCATGCTCAGCGCCAAATCTTACTGATACTTCGTATTGCTGAAAGTTTTGATCCCCCGACGATACTCCTGAAGAAACATCAGCACCAGCCCGAACAATCGGCGTATTGTTGAAGTAAACATCCTTCAACATTTCGTCGGCATAACGCACAGTTCCTCTCGTTAACCCCAGACGAGCAGGCGTTGCAGGGCCTTCAATCTCACCTTCGCTTACAAGGTCAACAATCCGAGCAACCTGGCGTGAATCAAGATTGTCCTTTGCTACCTTCTGGCTGCCACCAGCACTACGCTGACTGCCACCACCACCAGCACCAATGATTTGATCAGTCATCTTGCGTGTTGATGCCAGCCGATATAACCACGCTACCGACTAACGTCTCGCCATACACCACTGGAACGGCAACGCCCTGACGGCTTACGTTTTGAATACCGGAAAAGCTAATCGGATTACTGGCTGGATCGCTGACAAAATCAGGAGTTTCAGGAACAGGCGTCAGCATTTGAGCTACGCCGCTCAAAACCATACTTGCGCCAAAACCTAAAAATGCAGTGCCTACCGTTCCTATTCCTGCAAATCCTCCCAAAGTAACCCCTGCTGAGGCTATTGCTCCAATTCCCAAGGAAAGCGCTGAAATAGCCACTCCAGCAATAATCATGCCAGTGCTACCACCACCCGCTCCACCGATCACAGGCACGATGCTGATTGCCTCTTCACTTCCTACTGGATAACCAAGCTGCTCAGGGTTGCTGCCTGCCTGCAGCTCCAGCGCTCCAACCAGCACCTTGTAGTCATAGTCCGCCATGTGGGCAGCTAGACCCTGAAAATTTGCACGCAGAAAACTGATCGCCTCAACCGGCGTGCTCACTGCAGCACGGAAAACCTTCTGCCCTAAAAACTTTGCCAGGCTGCCGTAGACCTTGATGGTTTTGAGCATCGTCAGAACCTCGTCTCGTGACGCAAGAATCGCCCGGTGTTTTTCAAATAATACCCGTTTAAAACGTCTCGGGAACTCAAGCGCCCCCTGAGATGGTGCAAGATCTGTTGCTCACCCAAATACACCGCGCAATGGTTGACGCCACTCGCTCCATCAATGTTCATCAGCAATGCGTCCCCGCGCTGTAACTCCTCAAGCGGCACTTCCCTAAACCCAATCCCAGACCAGCAATCATCAAAGATCGGCTGTTCGTTGAACGTAGACAGCGGTGGCCGATCCCAATCGCGTAATTCCAAGCCGTCTTCTGCGTACCAATCGCGGACCAGCGTCCAACAATCGCTGATGCCCCAAACCCATTCACGTCCCAAAAGGTCTTGCTTGTAGCCGGATGGCTTGATTTCGCACCAAGTGTTTGTAACAAGGCTGATGATGTGCCACGGCAAGCCGCTTTTCTCGCAAGCAACCTTGTCTGCCTCGCTTGCCTCTGCTTTTGTCGTCGGGTGACTGTGAACAACAGCCATCACCTCACCGCGATCCTCTGCTACTGCATAATCAACTGGATCAAGGATAAAAAGCTCTTCTGGCGACTCTGCCAAGTTCTTGCAGGGCAGATAACGCTCACGTCCTTTGATAATGACAAGCAATCCGCACGCCTCACGGGGTGCTTCAGCCTGGGCATGTTCTAAAGCATTGAAACGCCAATCACTCATGACAGATTCGTTCCAACACCAGGGAATGACCCGAATGGCAAGTCTGCATATTCACCAAAGCGAATCTTGCAACTGCTTACGCGCTTGCCGCAGACATCATCAAGAGGGCTGCCGTCTGTAACTACCATCGGCTCACCACCACGGCCACTGTTTGATTGCCACATAACCGTTCCATCAGTTGCTTGAATCTGCAGGTTGCCGGAATCTTGCAAGACCAGCTTTGCGCCATATCCTGTTGATGCTGTAACCGTATAGGACGCACCGACTTGGTAATACACGCCACCGGCAACTAACACTTGATTGCGCCAAGGGTTGCTTGAACTCGTGACGATTGAAACCTCAAATATATCGTTTTGACGGAAGTTGCCAGTCGAACTGACGACAGTGACCGGCGCAGTAAATGTATCCGTTGGATTCTCCCAACGACGATTAACACCAAGAACACGCGCCGCAGAACCAGCTGGCAGAAGATTACTTGAGGCCGTAAACCTCAAAGTAACAGTGCGCCCATCTGCAAGCGTAAAAGTTTTGTCCCGCGTTTGATTACCAGCTGAATAATTATCGGCATTGCCAAAGATTTCGTGGTAAAAAGTAGCGTGTCTTCCAGGCGTTCCAGAGTCAGGCAGATACCCGTTAAACCTTGCAGTGCTTAGCTGCCCCTCATATTCTGTTGCCGTCTGCCACACCAGTCCGCCTGATGCGTTCTGAATAAATAAATCGCCATTTGTGCCTACCTTGATAAAACCACCTTCGGCTCGGCCTGACGTTGCGCTCCTCCAACTCACATCCGTAATGTTGTTTGGATCGTTGTTTTTGCCGTAAACAAAAAAGTCGCCTTTCGTTCCAAACTGCGCTCTATACCATCCATTTGACGACACAAGATATTGCCCAGCAGTCAAAGAACTGCCGCTGCTTAGAATTTCGTCTCCACTGCTATACGCAAAGCTTGTTGCCGCACTTCCATTAAGCAAGTTGTCGTTTTCATCGTAGAAACGCATATCGTTAATCACGCCATCCGGTCGCCACGGGCAACCCTCTAACGTTCCATCAGCGCCGCCCTTGTATTGCCATTGGCAAATGTTTTGCAAGCACTGGCGCTTCGGACCGCGAATGTTCTCAAGGTCTAAACTTGCTGCCAACTCAAATTCAACAACGTCACGAGTTTCGAGCACCTTGCGGTTTACGAAATAAATCTCTTGCGGCAACTCCTCATGCGTCAACGTGCCACCCGTTGGAACATACGGGTTAGTGTCGTTATCGAAGTTCACGTCATCCAAAAAACGCGTTAGCGTTCTCCGGCGGATAACCTTCGCTCCAGTTAAATCATTGCCATAGGTTGTTTCGTTGACGTTTACCAGCAACGCTGAAACAACGCTAAACAGGTTGCCAACACGCAAGGTTGGACGAGGAAAACCGCTTTGCCCTACCTTGTATTCAAAACCATCAGCTTCAACCGGCATCGCCATATAGGTTTTGCCTTGGTAAATAATTTCGCCTGTTTGCGTCTGGACGACAACGCCGTTGAAAAACCTGTAAATCGTGTCGCTGCCGTGAATTGCTAGGTCAAGATGCAGCTCAAACAGTTCAATAACTGCAAGCGGAGAATCCTTGAGCAGCTCGTCAAAAATAATAACGTCGCTCATAGGTCAGCCACCTGCTGGAACGTTGCTTGAATTGTGGCACGGTTCAAATATGGAATCGTCTTGCTCCAGTTCAAACAGATCCACTTGTAAGAAGTAGTCTCGTCTGGTGGTGTCCATGTGAAATACTCCGATCCACCACGCGCTTCCAAGAACGTTTCAATCGTGTCGGCGTCGGTTTCCGAAACCTCAAAGGTCAGGTTCCAGGTTTTAAGGTCT